GCGCTAGACGCAGAAGGGGATATCCACCGGTTGCACACATGAGGACATGTGTACAACCCGTGGATATCCGATCCACGGAGTGAAGAAGTAAGTCAACAACAGTAGGAGTAATGAAGATGTTTAGGAACAAGACAGCTACGCAGCATAATTTCGCACTCGTTCCAGGTGTACAAACACCTCGAAGCAAGTTTTTGATGCGCCAGACGCGCAAGCAGGCTTTCGATGCATCGGATTTGATTCCGATCATGTGCGAAGAAGTACTGCCGGGAGACACATGGCAACACACAGAGTCGATTTTGGCGCGGCTCGCAACTCCGATTGCGCCGCTCATCGACGACCTATACCTGGAGACCTGGTATTTTTGGGTACCGAACCGCATCACCTCCAAGGTGGATGATGCGACAGTAGGACAAGGGCGGAACCAGTGGGAAGCACTGATTACAGGAACGGCGGACCTCACGGTACCGCTTCTGGTTCCGCCCGAAGATAGCGGAAGCCCGGGCCACTGGCCTATACCAGTGGGCAGCGTGCTAGATCACTTTGGCATTCCGCCAGCGAACTACACCAACCGGCTTTTTTTCAATGCACTGCCGGTATGGGCGTATTTCACGATTTACAACGAATTTTTTAGAGACCAGAACCTGCAGGAGTTTCAGTGGCAGTGGGACCACTCGTACTCGAACACGCAGGACACGGACATGATTTTTCAGGACACGACACCGGACCCGGTGGACTGGGACATGATGCCGTTAAGAGTGAACAAGCTTCACGACTATTTCACGGGCTCACTACCGTTCGCACAGAAAGGTGACCCGGTCACTATTGCACTGGGTAATCAGGCGCCGGTGAAAACGGCGGCTACTGACCTGGTGACCGGGATTCAAGAAGGGATGCAGATGCTGAATGCAGCAGACGGGTCAGAACCTACCGGAAGATTGAAGGTTGCCGGTGGACAGGTTGGACATTTTATCGAAGCGGCTGTTGATGAAGGCCGCGTCTATCCGAGCAACCTATACGCCGACCTTTCGGCGGCGAGTGCAGTGACAATCAATGATTTGAAACTCGCAAGTGTGATGCAGCAGCTCCTGGAGAGAGACGCTCGCTCGGGTTCTCGCTATGTGGAGAACTTGCTTGGACACTGGGGCGTGCGCTTGCCTGACTACACCGCGCAGAGACCCGAATACCTGGGGGGATCTAAGATCCCGATTACGGTTAACCCGATTGCACAGACCGCAGCGTATGACGCAGAACCTGCGGACTCTCCAAGCGCAGTGGGTAATCTCGGTGCAGAAATGCACGCGAGTGGGAGTAAAAGAACGTTCACGCACAGCGCTCACGAACACGGATACATCATCGGCTTGTGCGCTGTGAGAGCTAAGCCTACCTATCAGCAGGGTATCCGTAGGCATTGGCAGAGCAGATCTACAAGGTGGGACTTTTGGGACCCGATGTTTTCCAATCTCGGGGAACAGCAGGTTTACACGTCCGAGATTTACATACCGGGAAACACACTCCCGGTTACAGAGACGTGGGGTTACCAGGAACAAGGAGCAGAGTATCGCTACACGCCTAACGAGATCACTGGCGTGCTGCGTTCAACAGTGGCGCAACCCCTCGACTGGTGGCACCTGGCTGAAGAGTTTGCAGGAGAACCCGCGCTGAACGACTTGTTCATCACGGACAAGACTAAAGAGACGCTCGCTCGTTGCCTCGCTACAGCGCCAAGCGCGCAATGGAGCGCGCAGATCATCATGGACATCCTGCACGAGTCGAACGTAATGAGGTTGATGCCGGCCTACAGTGTGCCGGGCATCGACAGGTTGTAAGGAGAACCACATGCCATTAAGCCCAGCAGCAGCAGGAATGCTGCAATCAGGCGTGCAAGGAGGATTCTCGATTGGCGGGAATCTATTCAGTGCGCGCGAGGCCAAGAAAGCCAACAAGCGCAACATTGCGCTAATGGGAGAACAACGCGACTGGGAAGAGCAAATGAGTAACACCGCCTGGCAACGCGGTGTCGCAGACATGAAGGCGGCAGGGATTAATCCAATGGTGGCATTTAGCCAAGGAGGAGCATCTACACCATCTACAAGTGCCGCAACGGTGACGCCAGTACCTGAATGGAGCAGCGCGATGTCATCGGCTGCGAAGGCGTCGAATTTTCTGGACCTACAACAACGAGCGGCGAACGTGGAGCTCACTCGCGCTACCGCTTACAAGACGAAGGAGGAAGGCAACATCACTGCCTTTAATGCGTTCCCCGATATCCTCGGGGGCCGCAACGACAGGGAAATCAAGAAGTGGCAGCAGGACATGGACTTCGTGAAGGAGCAGACCGAGAACGCGAAACGCACCGGAAGGTTGACTGAAGCACAAGCAGACCAGATCCAGAAGATGCTGCCTGCCCTGCTAAGGTCAGAAATGGAGAGAGCGCGGAACACCGCGCAATCAACGAGCTCGGCCGAACAGAGTCAACAACTACAGAAGTACGACTTCGCGGAGAAGATAGCTACGTCGAAATGGTTTGAAGACATGGGAGGAGGAAATCGAGTTCTCGATTTCATCAAGCAGTTACTTAACGTTATCAACAAGTGAGGATTTATGTTCTACGCACTCAACAAAGCGAACAGCCGGACCGTGAACAACAAGCCGACTTTGACCGATCAGTCAGCGGCGAAAGAGACCGACCGGACGAACATCGTCAACCGGATAAAGGTGCATGGCCAGTACCTGGGGAGCAGCAAGGAGCCGATATACGGCGACTTCACACGTATACCGCACAACCTGCGGGACCTGCTCAACCTGGTCAGGAACAAGGGGAAACTCAGGGCGTCACTACCGCCCGAACTGCGCGAGCGCTCACTGGATGAGTTGCTCGCTTTGACACCTGCCCAACTGGAGAAGATACTTACGCCGCCGCCCAAGCCGGACGGCGAAAAGAAGGAGGACAAGCCAAATGCTTAAGCTGTACGCGATCAGAGACAGGATGCTGGATTACTACCAGCGTCCGATCGCCCTCGACAACCCGCAAGACCTGCTGGCGACACTCGCTCGCAGGCTCAACAACCCGGAGGCACCACAGAGTGACGAAATCAGCCAAGCGCCAGACCACTTCGAAGTCTGGCAAATCGCAACGGTTGACGACCAAGGCCACATCGGAGCAGAAAGACAGTTCATCACGAACTGCTCCAACCTCATTCGAGGAGGTGTTCGGAAAATCCAACCCGCCGGAGGTAGCCGGCCTCCGGGAGAAGCTGCAGGACGCGCAATCCACGCTCGCGGGGCACCTGGCACGGCCAATAGCGGCAACGGCGCCGCGGCTGTTCAAGACCCTGCACGACCAGCGCAAGTGGCGCCTGCAGCAGAGAATCCGGGAACTGGAGGAAGCAATTAAATACCTGACAGCTGTATAAGACAGCGACTGCCGATGGCAAGCGCTGTCAATGGGACCATCTGGATCTAGTAGGGATGGTCCCGGGCGGCCCTTGCGGGCCTTAAGGGGCTCGGACAATAATCTGTCCGAGCCCCTTTACTTTCAACCCGAGGTATGTATGGCACGCAGGAATATCAGCTTCAAGAGACACTCGAAGAAGTTCAATCGAGGAGCACGGCGAACTCGCCTGGTGAACACACCGCGTATGAATTTGCGCGGTGGCACACGTTTCTAATGGCGTGCGAGAAGCCAATCCTTGCCTATCGGGCCGCCACCGGCGGCCCGATTCGTTTTGGCAAGATGCCGCAGGATGGCCAGCTGTGGTGGCCTTTGAATTTACCCTGCGGGGAATGTTTATTGTGCCGCGAAGAACAAGCGCGGCAGTGGGCAGTACGTATCGCTCACGAAGCCACTTTGTGGCCGATAAGCAGTTTTGTAACGCTCACTTACTCAGAGGAGCACCTGCCGGATGATTGCTCGCTTAACTACTCGCACTTGCAAAGGTTTTGGAAGCGGCTTAGACACCACGTTGGAGCTTTGCGCTACTACGCCGTCGGCGAATATGGTGACAAGACTAAAAGACCCCACTATCACGCTTGCATCTTTGGGCATGCGTTTTTGGAGCAACGCCGTCTACTGCGGCAACAGCCGACAATATTGTGGACGAGCCCGTTGCTGGAAGAGGTTTGGGGTCTAGGGAATGTGAGCGTTGGAGCGCTCACTTACGAATCTGCGCGCTACACCGCGCAGTATGTGACTAAGAAATTGAGATCCCGGCAGAAGTATTACAGCCCGGACCTGGTCACGGGCGAATTGAAGGCGCTCGTACAACCTCGCGCGTTTATGTCGAAGAGGCCAGCCATCGGAGCCGAATGGTTAGAAGAATTCGGCGAACGGGTTTATGACCATGACCGCGTGATTATTAACGGACGGCCTCAGAAGCCGCCGAAGTACTACGACCGATGGCTGGCGAAACAGGAGAATGGAGAGAAGAGAGTAGAGCAGTTGAAGAAGAACAGAATGAGAAATGCTAAAGACTTTGATGCCAAGACCGCGCACGCACGCGCGGAGAACGCGCGCGCACGCGCGAAGAGGCAGAAGAAGAGCGTCTAGCGCGGCGTGCGCCATGGGGCGCCCGCGCTAGAC